ATACGTGCCTGTTTCATAACCAGATCATTCCACGCGTCTTTACCAAGCGTGATGAGCTTACATTCTTTTTGAATGGCATCATAACACTTGTCCGCATAGCCTGCTGGAAAACAGAAGTTTCTAGCCATTGACCGGACCACATCCTGAATCAACTCATCCTTCGACATACCATTTGGTCCCTGAAACCCTGGAGCAAGATTGACCATTCTATGAAGAGCCATGAGGGACTTGATCAGATTTTGATTAACCATGAACAAGTTTCCACCACATTTCTCCATTTTCCTGGAACAAAATTCTCCATCAGAAGCAGATTCCACACGTACAATCTTTCCCCCCATGGTATACACCTGGATCAACTGATCTGGCAACTTCCCCATAAGAGTGTCATCTCCCATAGCCTTGAAGGGTTCTTTCAAATCACCTCCAGACTGCAGAAAATAGCACGCTTGCAGAATAGTATTCAAGATCAGAGTTAAAGGATTTCCACTTTTGGTTATCCCAGGGAAATTTTGTTTATATGTCTCACCCGAAGGTAATACAAAATAAACGGTAAAACCATCACCAAACCAATACTTAACAAGCAAAACCTGCAAAGACTTTTCGCCAAACAACTTTTCAATAATGAAAACAGCGGCAGCAACGTCGGGCGAGACACAAGTCCAATCCCAAGCAGTGCAATCTGCCGTCTTCTTCTTTCCAATAGGTCCACCAAAAAGATCAAAAAGGTGCGCCGCAAATTTAGTATGGTCCATATCAGCACCAGTACAGAAAAAACTGGTTGCCCAGCTATTTCCCAATTGATCACTGAAACTGGCAAATAATGCATTACCAAGTATAACACTGAAAGGATCGACATTAGCTATCAATCTCTCACGTTTTTCGGTTATCTTTGAAGGCTTGTGAGGTTCATCTTTAACAAAAAAACGGATAATGCACTCAGCTTTACCCTCTTGTAAAAGAACAACAAATTCATCAAGATACTTCAAGAAAAGTTCGAACCTTTTAGGATCATAAACAGGTTTCTTATCAACGACATCCCTGCCAACAAGGTCACCCTTGTTAGTCGGACGGGCACGACCTGTGAGATTTTTGAACTCAGACTCAAAACCTCGAGGTAAAGCACCAACAGCACTA